ATTAGAAATATCATATTCCACACCAGATAATTCTTTTGCTTTATCAAGAAGCTTCTGCATTTCTTCTTTGGTTCCGCCATATCCGAGTTTCAGATTATCAAGCATAGTGAAGTTTCCTTTTGCAAACCCACTATAAGCATTCTGAATACTCTCCATGGACGTTCCCATCTTATTGGCATTGTCAGACATATCAACAATTGCCTGATCAGTAAGCTTGGCAGCTTTCTCAGTATCACCGCCCAAAGAAGCTACCATTGCGGCAGCACTTGAAGTAGCTGTCTCCATATACTCATTCATGGATAGTCCTGAGGTTTTAAATGCATTAGAAGCATTTTTCATAACAAGGTTTTGAGCAGTTTCCAAACTCTGATACTCAGCTTTTGCTTTATCAACACTTGTGCCAATTGAATCAGCATACTCCTTAATCGACATTCCCTGAGTTCCGAAAAGAGTCTCGACTCCTCCGGTAAGCTGTTCATAATCTGCATAAGCATTTACTGCTGCTTTTGTCAATGCTGTAACTCCGGCAACAGCTGCTCCAGTTGCAATCGCCACTCCTTTTGCCATGGTTTTTACACCAGAACCTATTGCACTTCCAAACTTGCTTCCAAAAGTGCCTCCGGCCTTATCTCCGGCGGAGCTTGCTTCTGAGTTCATTGCACTTTCAAGTTTTCCTTTTATACCTTCCGTTGAAGGAATGATCTGAACATAAGCATCAGCTATTGTTCCCATTTATAATCCGCCTCCATTCTTCGTCAAATGCTTCTCCTGAATCAAAAGAAGCACTCACTTTTTCTTCTTCCGGAGCACCAAACAATAATTCTCTTATCGACTGAGGTTTATTAATCTGGGACTGTGAATCTTCCGTCATAGAATAGTGCCAGCCCCTAACTTCATCACATAATATTGATAGCAGCATTTCATTTACTCCGTAATTTGAACCGCTCAGTTTCCGTAAAATACGGCTATCTGCACGAAGTCCTGAAGCAAATGTTGCTGCTTTTTTAGTAGATAGGCTTCTATAATCATAGATATTATAAGTTTCCGCAAAATCACATATTAATAAATCCTCGCCAGTTGCTATCATTCCGGCGAGGATATAGATTTTTTTGCTTCATTACTTTTATCTTTTACTATTTCCATTATTTCCTGGACTTGGCCATAAACCTCAACAACCGGAATAAATCCATCGTTTTTCTTCTTTATGACTTTAAACAGCTCCTTCTGTCCCTTAGATCCAAGAACCAATTTACAATACTTGACCAATCCCTGAAGCTTTTCACCATTATCTTCAGACTCGGACATTGCAATAGCTTCAATAAGGTTCCAATCATCCAGGAGCCTTTCGTCAAAATTAAACTTTATGCCTTGTGATGTTTCACCAGTAATCATATTTTTCCTCCTTAACCTTCAGATGTTTCTCCAGTTGCTCCAGTTGCTCCGGTTGCTCCAGTCGGTCCCAGAATATACTCATAGTGAGTGTCTCCTGAAGTATTTGGATATGCGGAAATTGTAATATCATAACCAAGGAGAGAGCCATCTGCATAAGTGATGTCCCCTATAGCCGTTATCTTACCGTTAGGAACAACTATTCTCTTAGCTCCGCCATCTCTCAGGATCATATCAATAACGTAAGCATTTGATTCTGATTCCTTAGAATTAGCTTTAACCGTGATTCCTGAAGTGAGGTCTCCGGTAACATTATCACTTCCATAAACCGTCTTTAATACATCTATATTGGTTGTTTCAATGAGCTGAAGTTTAAATGTATCCGGCTTTTCAGTCTGAGCATCATATACTACATCCCCACCCCATGCCTTGAATGAAGTACTGGAAGGTGAGTTAGAGTTAACTACTCCGGCATCTGAAATATATCCCAGACAATTAAATGCACTGTCAAGAGTACTGGTTGCATTTGTCGGAAGAGTAGTAGTTGTTGGTGCCTTAAAAAATGCGCCGCCAACCTTTGGTTTACCAACATTAACATTAGTTGCTGTATTAGGCATTGTTTTATCCTCCTAAATTTAATAATGTACGATATCATATACTGCTTGATACCGATATTCCTTAGTTTCCGTATCTGTCCAGTTATAATCTGAATTAAGATCAATTCTGCAGATTTCATTGAGTTCCACCATGTCCCTCATTGCATCTTTGACCAATTCATTCAGTTCAGCTGCTTTATAAAGAGATTCCTCATAGGACTGTATGGCGATGGTTGAATTTTTAATAAATCCATCTCTTCCACCTGTTTTTTCAACAAATACCATACGTCCATAAGGTCTCTTTGGTTTTTCCGGCAGTACCGGTATATTTAATTTGTCGGACAGATAATCACAAATCAATTTTTCTATTATCATCCCTGCACCGCCTTTAATATTGAATTATTATCCATATTTTCTTTTCTGGCTTCATAAGTGGTTGCCCTTACTGATGCATTTACTCTGGTTTTTCCGACATATGTACTAACTTCATATCCATCACCAAGAGACTGTACAGCATTATCAGCATATTTCTTGCACTCACTCATCACCTTGGAAGATTTTAATAGTTCCTGGATGCCCGCTGAATTAAGTTTGATTTCAACTTTACTCATAATGCACCACCTTTACATTTCCGCCCTTCCATCGGAGCGGTATATTATCCGGAATACCCTTTTGAGGAAGTCCAACTGTCTTAAATCTCATTCCGAAAAAAATAACATCCGTATCTACCCAGTTATGCTCATCACCTGTCGGAATCCCAAGCACATAATCAATTTTCTTACCAAGTAAAGCGATTGATTCTGTCTGATCCTCAGTTGTCGGCTGTCCTACAAGAACATCAGCCACATTGATAAGCTCCTCTTCATAAATAGGTTCTCCAAATGGATCCGTTCCGGTCTGAGTCTTCTGAACCAGTTGAACTGTCATCCCCCTCATATAACATCCTCCGTCATAAATTCAAGTGGTGATCTTGATACAATACTTCCACCATATCCTAAAAGCTTCTTTTCAGTTTTTCCGAGATACAATTCCCCGATTGAGCCCCCTGAGCTTATAGTCCAGCTTTCCGTATATCCAAGACCACCTTTTGAACCTTGTGTAGCTCCAAGCGGTATATCCATATCATTCGCACTAAGCGCACGAATTACAATCCGACATGAAACCAGTTTTTTAGCATTTGTTGAAGCTTCCGAATTATACGAGTCAATAATGACTGCTGCATCGTCAAGCAAGTTGGAACAGATATCCTGCTCTTCGCTTGTCATTGCCCTACTCATTCTTGACTGTACGTCTTCGACTGTTGCATAAGCCATTATCTTATCCTCCTTTAATTGCGATGCTTATACCGGCCATTGTACATGACGGAGTAGATGACCACATCCGGCTCTTGTATCGGTATAGATATTAATTCTTTTCCCTTTACACTGTTCACAGAAATATAAGTCTTCCGAAAGCATTCCCCTGTTACTATCTGCATAATTAACCCAGTCATACCACGGATATTTCAGCTGTCTAAAAACGTCTGTCTTAATCAGAGCGCATCCCATTCCACCGCCATGAATCTTTATCTTATAAGTCTCATTTTCTTTCAGAGTATTCATTTCTTCAGCTGTGTACTCAGAATCCAATGGATAATTAAAATATAGTTCTCCATTTTCATCCTTTAACTTACATACTAATACTCTTCCGTTATAAAGATTATTAGCATTCCGATGTGCATAATATCCGAGACATACATCTTTCGGATCTTCAAGCATATTAATAAGAACGTCTTTCGGAAGTGTAACATCATTATCCACCATAAGCACATAATCAACACCCTTATCAAGTGACATCTGTGCTATTCGATTTCTCGCTGTTGCACAATCATATCCTCTTACAAATTCAAAAATACATTCGTGCCCTCCACGCTCAAGCCCGTAAATGGACTTGAACGTATCAGGAGTAATATTTTCAAATGTAGGCACCGCAATCAGTATCTTCATACATTAACCCTCAGATGTCTCACCAGTTGCACCAGTTGCACCAGTTGCACCAGAAACAGTTGCTGTAAGCTTATTAAATACTGATGTATCAGCACGGAATCCAATCTCGATTTCAGCCCTAACAGCAAACATATTCTGCTGGAACAGATTGATTGTGCTTCCATCTCCAAGATCAAGAGTAGCTTCTTCAGAAACAGTGATATTAACACCATTAACGATTCCGTAAAGTGCCTTTGTCCAGTCACCAACAAAACCTACTGTTGCAGGATCAGAACCAGCACCAGCTACGTATACACCTCTTGACATCTTTGTAGGTGCTCCAAGAATCATAGGAATAGCACCTTCTGCTACTGAATTGATAAAGAGCGGTCTTCCGTCCTCATCTCTTGATCCAAGAAGAATTCCTCTTGCCTGTGGTGATATAGCATAACCATTTACGATACCGCCATGAATGGAAATATCTGTATCTGCTGCAACAAGAGCTGTATAAGCATCCTTCGCATTCTGAGCATCATAGTCAAGACTCTGAGCAGTAACGTTAGCAAATGTATCGAAATCGCTACCTGGTGCAGCAGTTCCTCCGAATACAGTATTATCAAACTTCTCTCCAAGTATTGCAGGAAGTCTCTGGATAAGTGCCTGATACAGAGATGCATAATCCCTTCTGAACTCATCTGAGAATGGTTCGATAACTGCAAGCTTATAGCCTCTCATAACCTTAGTGCTAAGACCAGGATTAGATACTGGCTTTGCAGCAGTCTCAGCTACCCATGCAGCACTTGGATCACTTGTGATGACCGGAATAGTTACTCCGTTACCAGGAAGATTGATTTTTCTTGCAAGCTGCATTACTGCAGACCCTTCCTGAGTCTTCTGGATTATTTCTGTTGCCACTTCTGTAGGAAGTGATATGTTGCTTCTGTTTGTGTTTATACCTGACATTTTTGTTTCCTCCTTTTATGTCATTTGATAGATTGTTCCATCCATCTTGCAAACTGTTCACTTGTTGTCTGCTTGGATGAAGTTCTCGGCTCTCCTCCGTCCTTTATCGGAGTATTGCCATTTGATTTTGCAAAGTTCAGTATTGCCTTTGCCTCTGCTTCGCAATCCTCTTTTG